AAAGTTAGCTCCACTCACACTATTCCCAGATGTACTTATAGTCAGGGGTTCTCCCTTCTCAAACATTTGATACTCTGTGAAACCAAGGAAAGAATTATAGAACTTTGTTTCCTTAGCCCCCGCAGATGGAAGGAAAGATGTACCATTCCCATCTAAAAAAGCATAACCATCACTATCTGTAATCTCAAGGGATGTACCGCTAGTAACAGGAACACTACCAGCAATTGCTCGTAACTTAAGTACAAACTTACCAGCTAACTTCTTCATAGTAGCATCTGTGAGTGTTACGGATAAGCCAGAAGTACCAGCATGAGTACACCTCAAGTGTACTACATTAGAACCTACAACACCATCATAATTAACTACAGGATAATTAGAACCAAATAATTCTACATAACTTCCTACATCAGGCATAATATATAACCCCCTTTATAAATATAATAAGTAACCATTAAGTTGTACCTCTTGATCTAGCCCTCTCACTCATTTCAGCACGAGCCATATCTACTGCTAATTTTCTCTCTGTTCTAGAATTCTGTGCCTCTTCCTTCTGTGCATTTGTTGCCTCACTCACAGCAGCCTTAAGCATGGAGTCCTTCTCCTTGCCCTGCATCTCCATTACCTTCAATTGACCTTCTTGTTGCAACTTAGCACTTTGGATAGTAGCATCGAGTTGTAATTTCTTATCTTGTAATTGAAGACCCAAACTCTTAAGTTCTTGGGTGGCTTGATGCATTGCCATCTGTCCCTCTACCTGTATTTTGGTAGCTTCAAGTCCTACCTGTCCAGCCTGTGCTTGAGCCTGAGCCTGTTGAGCTTGCTGATCTTTTTTCTCCTTCTCCATCTTCATAAGATCAAGACGGTGAGGTACTAAGTTCTCAGGAAGTCCTAATTCCTCTGCCATTTCTCTAAGTATATCGGCACGACCAGACATACCCATGATTTCAATGTCGGAAGGATTAGCTGTAATTTGAAGGAACTCTTGACGACGAGCAGTCTGAGCACCCTTAACAGTTAATGCCTGAGAGCCTACAGTTACTACGTTCAGATCCCCACTATATTTTAAGTCGGGGTTCCCAATCATATTGTAATAGAATTGATATTCAATACGCGGTATGACTAATCCATTATCAATATTTCGAATAGCATCTTTAATACCCTTTGATGCAGACTCTAACATCATTGACAGACCTTGTGCAGTCTGAGCAGCCCCACCCGTCTTCTCATTCCCGTGAGCATACCGAGGTACACCAGTAGCATCATCAGCCTTACCCTCAAATGTGTTGTAAACAGCAAGTAATCCCTCTGCATTAGATGGTACAGTAAAGAAGTTAATGGCACGGCCACCAGCTCCCGTAGGATCACTACGTAACTGCCAAATCTGTCGGGGATGCATACCAGCAATTGCCCCCTGATCAGCTAACCTATCAATGTAGACTTCTACTTGAGGACCGGAAGCCAGAGCCATGTTATCTGCAAGGGCACGAGCACAAGCATTACACATTCTCTGGATATCATGCATCAAATAAGGAACTGAATGACCCCAAAAAGAACCAGGATTATTTTGGAAGGATGCCTTATAATAGGGTTTACGGAATAAGGGATCATCATTAACCTCACACCGTATAACTTCATTACCAATAAGAACCGCATCCACCTGCATTTCCTTATTAGGATCTTCTAATTCAAATTCATATTTTCCCCACTGCACGAGTAGGGAGCAAGGAACAGAACCGTGAAAATGGAGAGAATGAATAGTCTCCCTATTCATCTCATACTCAGTACCATGATTCTCTAAATCTGCCTTCTGATCTTCTAATCCTGTATTTAACCACCATCCAATTCCAATTGAATCGGTAAGAACCTTATCAATCTTCTCATTAATGTAACCTGGTAAACCCTTTAACTTATATACATTACTGCGGGACATACGCATGTGTTCAATGCAATCTCCCTCATCAATATCACTAATGCCAGGCTGGGGATAAAAATCTAAAGGAGAAACCCTTTTATTCAAATAACAATAATCTGTAACGGGGACAGGTCTACCATTATCATATCTTAACTTTCTCTTCTTAGTTACAATTGGCCCTTTCATAATAGCAGTAGGAAAAATAGAGAAGTCAGTGATGAAATCATCAAGTGCCTTATCCCACTTACCCTCTACTAATTGGTCTTCAATAAACTTCTCCAACTTCTTAAGTTGGTGGTTAGCTTCATATTGTATCTCAGATTGGATAGCATCATATACATTACGCTTCCTCTGATTAGCTTCTCTTAATTTATTTGCAGCAGATTCTACAGGATTACCAGCAGGTTGTTGAGCAGACTGCCCAGGCTCTCCACCCGTTGCAGGTGTCATAGCTTGTGCAGGTTGTCCTTTTACTTCTTCAACTTCAGCCGCGAAAGCGGCCTCTATCTGGTCTACAATAGTAGATGGAAGGGTTGGTACAGGGGATGTCTTGAGTGTCCAAGACTTTTTGGTGGAAAGTAGTATGTCTTTAATCCATGAAGCAACTGCACGACACTTAGTTGTAGTGACATGCATATAAATATTTGCTCCACCATTAGGAATACGAGCTAAGTCCTCTGGACTATACTCACCATTAACAGCTCTTTGGCAATTAATAATCTCATTCTCTACTCCACTATTCCTACGTGCATCCCTAAAATGAGTAAACTTCTGTATGATGTGACCAGCTAAAGCTGAGTGGTAGGGGGTATTATCCTCATTAGCAGACTCTACGAGGGCCAACTCTGACTCTCGAATATCTTCATCTCTATCTAGGGTTTCCTGTAACCCAAGTACTTGTACACCTACATTATATTCTACCATTCTTTAGCACCATAAAAACTGCGTGGGTTTAATTGGAAGTGGACTATTAAGTACAAACTCACTTCTAAATGCTTTCTCTGCAAAGGTAAGGGCAAGTGCATCTAGAACATCAGGACTACTGATCCCCTTACTTCTTAATTGTTTCTTACTTAGTAATTGTATCTGCATAGATGGAGAATGAGTAAAGAGGCAATTAAGTAAGTCCTCTCGTAAACTTTCATCATCCATGGGGAGCGATCCTCCGTTTGCCATCCAATCCCTCACTTCCCCGTAAAGGAAAGAACGTAAGTTGAAGTATGCAATAGGTCGGGGGGAGGCAGCATGAATCACAGGCTTAACTGGAAAGCCCAACTCCTTTGCTCTACTATATACCCCATCACCTAATCCGTTTGCATCAATCATGATCATGTGGGGATTCATTTTCATGCGGTAGACTGCTAAGGCAGCTACTACCTGCATCGGATCAAGACCTTGATGCTTTTCTACATCTATTACCTTCGGTCCTTGTCGGGTGAGGAATACTGTGCTATCTGCTCCTCTTCCTGCAACATCAACCCCAGTTATCTTATCATAGTTAATATACTCATTGTGGTGTACTACAGCTCGAAAGGCTCTGTCAATAAGTTGGGTTGGGAAGAAGGACTCTTCCCCCATTCTACCAAACTCACCCAGTACACCAATCACATATGAGTCATGATCCTCACCAAAAGTATCCCTTGTCTCATTAATCCACTTCTCAGTTACATGAGCACTGCGGAAACCATTAAAGGTTATCTTTGACCATGTACTCCAATCCTCTTTAAATAGAGTGTAGAAGAAGCCACGATTACGAGTGGGGTTACTAGTACATATAAATTTAGTGCGACCACTACTAAGAGTACGCTGCAGTGTATGAAATACAGGATCATCAACACCAGAAGCCTCATCCAAAAGAATGATATAGTTCTGAGAGTGACCACCCTGCAATGACTCCAAGTTACTTGGATTGGCAGTAACCAAATCTGCCTTACGAGTTAATCCTTTCACCTGAATCTTTTCACTGTACATCTCGAAGAGATTCTGAAAGACAGAGGGCATCAAGTTGTATAACTTATCTACCTCTGTCCTATATACACGATGAAGCTGGCTATTAGATGGAGAGGAGACGAGGATACGACAGTCTTCATAAATCAAAAGATAGAGAAATGTAAGAGCAGCTAAACAAAAAGTTTTCCCACATCCAGTCCCTGACTTAACAGCCACACGACAATCATCATCTTGGGCTGCTTGAACAAGTTCCCTCTGTTGGTCATCCAACTTTATATTAAAGAGGGATTCAATCCCAAGCACATGATTCTCTTTCCACTTAGAGGTAAGAAATCTTATTTTGCTATTTATATCATTCATAAGTTATCCTTAGTAGGTGAGAGGAACCTTTACGAGTGTAGTAGCCCACTCTTGACTTTATACCTACCCCGACCTCTACTTAATACCCACTAAGGAATAGATAGAGGGAAAGGAACCTTTACTCTATAAGATTAATGACCCTCCCTCTCAACTAGGAAATAATGTCTATCAAATCTGGTTGGGTAACTGAATTTACCTCAGCTTCTTTTGCTTTCATAATGAGTATGTCTAAAGCTGAGGAAGGATCTACTTGCTCAATCTTTATGTTCTCACTCATTGCCCCACATGTCTTTGCTAAGTCTTCTATGATCCTAAGTCTCTGATTAACCGTGGTAGGATTACCCTCTTCTTTAAGTTGGTAGAGGAGATCCACAAGTTCACTCTGCACCATGCCCTTGTCTATTAGGATATCCTCTAACTTCGTGGACCTTAAATCTTCGATCAGGGATTTAACACGAGGTATACTACGCAGGTAGTATCCTCTCATCTTCAGTATTGCCCTAGTGTTTGTGTGTGCCTTATCTTTTGCTAAGCCTACATCCAATCCACTTTCCTTTAATGCCTTCTCATTATTACCAGTAAAGATGTAAGTGTAGGAGTAAGTATGTTCATTCTCACTACATTCCTCTCCTTCTCCCAATAGGGATAAGAACTTGTCATTCATTGTGGCAGGACTCTCAAACTTACGGTAGTAAACTATGTCATCCTTACACTTCTTTTGATTCTGTTCTAACTGTTGTTCTGATATTAGCAATTTAGTTTCCTTTGTCTGTACGAAGGATTTATAAAATCTCTCAATGAATCTGCTAAAAGTATCCTGATTTAAATTCCATTCTTCACAAAGGGTAACTACAGGAGTAGAGGGGTTATCAGTATATTGTTTCAGGAGCTTCCACTTGCTTGCTTCATCCATATCCTCAAGTGATCTCTCTTTCTTTCTGGTCTTTATCGTCATTTACCTATTCCTAACTAGGAATCATAGGGTTTACTTAGGTATTACATAAATACCTATATGTACCTATAATCCTATAATCCCTATATTAAACCTATATATAACCTTTATGTATACCTAAGGATAACCTATGTATTACTTAGTTATACATATGTTATAACTTTAGGATTCCTATGTATATTAGAGTAAAAAAAGAAGAAAATGGTTCCCACCATTGATATCATTACATTTTTTTTGGGAACCAAGGCCGCTTTAAATACCCTATTTTTAGGAAAGATGGGAAGGGAATAGGGTATTAATGGATTATAGTTCCTTAGTAGGTCCATAATTATCCCTTTATCTACCTAAAGTACTAGTAAGTATACTAGAATACTGTATCACACCAGCTTTCCTCCCATCTAATCTGCTGGTTTAACATGATAGTATGGTATCTGTGTGATAATGTGGTATAATTGTGGTATACTTGGGTGTAAAATATAATTTTATAGGCGATCAGAGGTACCTCCCCCGGGCGTACAGGGGGGGATCACTTCAACAAAGACGGGTATACCCCCCGACATCAAGACCCCCACCCCTAATGCGATTGAACCTAGGGTAAGAGCGAAGAAAATACGCTCTGGGTCCGAGTGGTCACCACTCCTACTTCTGAATGATTGCCGCTGGTTAACAAACTCACTGGCCGCAGGACAGAGAAACCCATGTTCTTTCACAATGTTTCACCTGAATCTTTCCCCGGTCTTTTGTACTAGGGATTGATGCAAACAGGTGTAACCTGTAGCTAGGTCAGAATAGCCTAGACGAATGGTGTGCAGCTACGGATAGGTAATAAAGCTGACACGACTAGAGATTAGCGACCCTTACTGATGGTTACAGAGTAAGCTGATGGAAAGGCTCTCAAAATCTGCGGTGTCCTCTGATCTAAATTACGCACACAAAGTGCAACTTTGTAGAGAACAAAGTTCGATTGCACGATAGACATGCCAGGGTCAATAGAAAACCAAAATACTACAAGGTATTAGTTGGGATATACTAAGCCTATAGGTGGACAGTTCCTTAAATAAAGGTATACAATGAGTAGGGCAGGAAGCTTCTTAGCTTCTTGTACTCTAGACTAGTCCGACTAATACCTTGTTTTTCTGTTCCCTTGTAGTTATTATAGAGCTTATAAGGTTCTAAGGTTAGCATAGTGTTACCCTGCCTTGTAACCTCTTAGCAACTATAAGGAGATAAAACGTGGAAACAAAGATAGTACGTGATGGGCAGGTAGGTGTAGCCACTATCCAGAATGGTATGCTTCTGGAAATCATTAACAGCACAGAGGTATACACCACAGGTGTTACCCGGTATAACCTGCTTATGGACAAATTGAAGGGAAAGAATGTGCGCTTCAAAGACATGAAAACCTACGTTCTGAATCTCGCTAAAGAGGATGGACTGTGGAACAGTGATGATGATTTGCAGAGAGCACGTACCCTTCCTCTGGCCTGGTATCATTCCATTGATCTCTTTCTTGGTTGGGTTAACAGGAACTATGCAGGCTCCTATGACAAGAGAAAGAGGAGCACGGGAAGTGCTGACCAGCAGGCAATGAGCAAAGCGAGTGTCGCGGTAGCTCCGAAGAAGATTACGAAGGCCCGTTTGGAAAAGCTGTACAAGGAAGCAGAGAATAAAACGGTTATTCTGGAGTTCGTTCAAGAGAACTTGCAAGACTTGGTTGCCTCTCTGAAAGCCAAGCCGGAATTGCTCCGTGCCCTCCTGGATGCTTTGGAAGCAGAGGGTCTGAAATAAAAAAAAAATTGTCCTACGAACTTAGGGTAGTATCTACCCCGGACAATCCTAATAACCTCAACTACGGTAAAAGGAAGGTAAGCCATTGGGTAATTAATGGGACTAGGCCCTTGCCTAGAGGTAATTAATCAGTGTATAAGGTAGTTAGAGCTTATCCACAGCCAAGATCTAAGTGGGTAGGCTCTTTAGTATCTTATAAACCTTAACAAGGGGGACTTATGAAATATACCCTATCTAAAACGGACACAATTACACTTTTAGGGAGTTTAAAATTATTCCGTATTCTTTACAAAGATGGAACTGAAGGTGGATATCTTCAAAGCAAGAAAAACTTAGATGAGAAAGGGAATGCTCGGGTATCTGGGAATGCTCGGGTATCTGGGGATACTCTGGTATCTGGGAATGCTCAGG